ATGCGATAGAGGAAGGCGACAGGGATAAGCTTGTTGATGCCCTTGGAGATACCTTGGTTACACTAATTGTCCAGGCAGAAATGAATGGGGTTGATTTGATTGAGTGCGGTGAGACTGCCTGGAACGAAATCAAGGACCGCAAGGGCGAAATGGTTAATGGGCAGTTTGTAAAGGAGGTGGAGGGATGAGCGAAGAAACACCGGAATATGGGCGGGTGTCATGGGATCAGTATTTCTTGGATCTGGCCAGGCATGTGGCGGCCAGGTCTACATGCCTCCGGCGCCAGGTGGGAGCGGTGGCAGTCAAGGACAAGCGTATCCTGGCTACAGGATACAATGGTGCACCCTCTGGTCTGAGACACTGCGAGGAACTGGGCTGCATGCGCGAGAAGATGAACGTGCCTCCTGGTGAACGGCATGAGCTCTGCCGAGCAGTCCATGCGGAGCAGAACGTGATATGCCAGGCGGCCAGGTTTGGGATCAGTTTGGAGGATGCAGGACTCTATATATCAGGCGGTACGCCATGCCTGATGTGTGCCAAGCTTATCATCAATGCAGATATCAGCTGGATCGTGAGTGATAGTGCGTACCCGGATGAATTGGCGTTGGAAATGCTCAGGGAGGCGGGTGTTTTTGTGGAGGTGATGGGATGAGTACATTTAACGATATATTGGACAGGATGCGCGAGATCCATGACGCCAAATCCAGGGATTACGCAGGGGGGACGGAGTTTGGGAATTTCTCAGAAGCGGAGCGCGTGGGTGTGTCCGGTTCACTTGGGGCATTTATCCGCCTGCAAGACAAATACACGCGTTGCTGTAACCTCCTGAGCGGCGCTAAAGCTCAGGTCAAGGACGAAAGCGTGGAGGACACGCTTATCGACTTGGCGAACTATGCGATAATTGTGCTGTGTCTGCGTCGAGCGGAGAAAGAGGACCAGGCCGAGACAGACGAGCTATTTTTGAGGGCAGCTGCTAAAAACTGGTATCGGGATGACGACGACCCCGACATTGACGATACGACCGGGGAGAGCTTGGAGGGCAACCCGGTGTATGAACCCCCAAATTGTTGTCCTGATCGAGATCAAGCAGCACCTGACTCACTATCATTAAAACAAATACGTAAAAAAGATAGTGAATGGCTAGAGAAACTTAGAATACAACTTGCTGAGCTTGAAAAGCAGCAAGCCAAACAGCCAAGCCTTGCTGATCTGGTGGACTGGGATGAAGCGTTTGCTGAAGAAATATACGCAATTCAGATGGAAGATGGAGATATTTGGGTATGCGAACGTTATTGTGTCAGCAGCAAAGGGCATTATAGGCCAAAGGGATTACACCATTTACATAAAAGGAATGCCCCCCTTGCCCACGATTGGCAAACTCCGCTCAGGCGGCCAGTACCCAATGCCAATGTGTGTCCGCACTGCGGGGAGTTGACTGACTTCAAAGAGTGTGACTGTCAGCGCATGAAAGAAGACGAAGCCTTTGAGTTCCTGGCTATGCGCCAGCAGTGGCATGACCCGACTCCAAGCGACATGCCCTCCGGAGGTGCCAATGGGTAGCAGTGGTGAGCAGCAACACCGAATACTCCTGGTGGGGCTCAAGGAAATTGCCCAGTCCGTAGGAGCTGGGCAAAAAACGGTAAAGAAATGGATTCGGACCAGGGGATTTCCTGCCAGACGCTGCGAAGACGGACCTTACCGTGCAAGCCGCGCTGAAGTGGAAAAGTGGTGGCAGGAGCAGGGTAAGGGGAAATAAAAAGCCCCTGCCGGGGTGACAAGGGCTTTGGGGGTGTAACCTTTTCTTACATACTAAATTCTGCAAAGCCCATTATTCCTCTCAAGGATATAGTTTCACCTTCTTCTGGAATTTGCCCCAAATCTATTGTGCTTACGTGCGTCCCGTCTTTTTTTAGATGTACCTCACGTCCACCAACACTAAGCACAATTTCATTAAACATCACATAATATTTGCCTGTGAGCCTGTCTTGGATACATAAATCTTCAGATCGAATAGCATCTATCATTTTTTGTTTTAGCTCGTCACTGACTTTTGCCATGGTGATCCTCTTGTTTGATTTTACCCCTCATTACGGCATGAGGGGCTGGTTTTTCAAATTCTGAGCGTTATTCATATCCACTGAGTTTTCTAATCGCACACCGAATCGCTTCGGTGAGGTTGGGACCATGGTACACGGTGAAGTCATTGGCAGTATCAATCGGGTCCCAATACTCAACCCGGTATTTGTTCCGCATGTATAAGATTGCCAGGACGGTATCCGAGTAGTTCTTGTGGAAGACCCGGATTGCCTCAAATTCATTGTCCTCCTGGAAGCCTATAAACTTGGGCGCTTTATCTTCCAGCCTGGAGATGACCAGGCGGAGATTGCGCGGCAAGTTCCTGGTAGGCTGAAAGCCCGCCATCTCAGGCTCGCCCTGCTCGTTGGCGCCCATGTGGGCCATCCCGACGTATCCCTGTGCTGCGGTGTAAAGCGGTACCATCTGCATGATTATTCCTCCAGTTGGTGTGCTCTGGTCAAAACCCATTCACAGTCATCGGCATGTTCAAGGGCAATATCGGCCCAGGTGTCGTCGTCGCCATATGCCGGGGCTGTCTCAGTGTATACCGGACGATCACAGTAAATGCAGTAGCCCGTAACTTCGGGCCAGAAGCTTCCTTGGTCGAATGTTTGATCGTACAGATGTTCGACATGCTCCTGTACGTTTTGGTTGTCACAATGAGCCCCACCATCCGGGCCGGAATCTCCAGCAGGCTTAATGTCAATGTCCAGCTCTGCGTCCGGGTAGGCTTCCCTAATTTTGCCAGTAAGTTCATTGGCGAACCGGACCGCCGCATCATGCAGGTATTTGTGGCTCGTGGTTTCTTGGGTCATGTGGGCCGGGTAGATGTTTACTTTGATGGGGTCCATAGCGGCCTCCTTGTTGCTTATGCGCTTCCTGAGTGCGTCCAGGATCAGTTCCCGGGCCGATATCCCCTCCAGGGCGGCACGGCTTTTAACCTGCCGCCATAGGTCGTCAGGGATGTCTCGGAGCAGGTAATTTCCAGCGGAATGCTCGGCCCGAAATATCTCACGGGCAATTCTTGGAACGCTTACTGTCTTGCCCTCGGTTCTCAGCCGTTCCATCTCGGCCCGGATGTCAGGCTCGCACTCTCGGCAAACCAAGGTGCTGCCTAACCCTACCAGGTGGTCTGTTTTCCCGCATGCTGCACATTGTCTCATGGTATTACTCCTTAGATGAGGTTTCGCCGTTTTGCTTCGGCAAGGATTTGATCGTTGGAATACTCGGCCAGTGGGTTGTCGCCATTGATCGGTACGCTGGTTGGGAGATCCTCTATGCACCTCCCCTTCCCTTTTGCGATATCACCGGCGAGGATATAGCGATCCTCACGCTGTGCTCGGGGATCAACATCTCTTTCCCATTGCTCAATTAGCCAGCAGGCCATGCACTTACGGCCAGACTCACTGGTTACCCTGGCGTCGCGTTGGCTGTTTTTGCCGTACAGCTGGATTGCCCCATTGTGACCGCATGCCCATTGTACTTGTGTCCATGCCATATAATCTCCCCCTGCTGTGGTGGTTGTGGGGGCCGAAGCCCCCGGGGTTGCTACATGGTCAGGCAATTCTCATTTGCCTTGATTTCCTTGATACGCTTGGCTGATACCAGGTGCTCCTGGGGATCAATCTCTACGACGCCAAATACATTCAGCCCGTTTCCGCTATGTGCTGCCTTCCTGCTTTTGTGAAAGCACATGCATGGCTTGCCATTCCCCTCCTTGTCCCGGATTGACACATGGGAGTAAGTTGTCCCTGTTGATCTGGTGGCCCATCCGTAAGGGGTTGGAATTGCGTAATGTTTCATGGTTGGCCTCCCTGGTTTTGGGTTGTTATTGCCTATTGATTATAAAGATAAACAAGATAATCAATTCCGTCAACCCCCAAATCGAATTTTTTTAAAGTTTTTTATATCTCTCTAAAAACCGCCCATTTCGCAAAACCCCGTCAACCCCCTCCCAGACCCCTCCCTGACCTATCCCTGACCTACCCCAGGCCGACCCGGGCAAAACCCCTGTGGTATTTGATGCCAAAATCAAAAATCAAAAACCACAGGGGTGAACCATGGATTTACTCACCACAGTCATCACCGTTTCAGTTGCCGCCGTGGGCGGTGCGTTGTCCTGGGTGCTGAAGAAGGTGGCCGACAAATCAAACACGGCAACTATGGATGTGTTGATGGATCGGCTGGATAATATCTTGCTCAATCTAGTGTTGCCCCCGCTCAAGTCGCGGATGAGACAAGAACTGCGGAAGTATGAGCCGCAACACATAGAAAATAAGTACGTTGGTTACGTGCTGGACCAGTTGGGGACCATCGCACCAAAAATTATATCTCAGCTTGGATTTACCGAGCAGGGATTGACTGAATACGTACGCGGATGTGTGCAGCAAGTGATTGAGGATTTGGTGGAGCTGGACGATGCCAAAGCGCAAGAAGGATAGGTGAGTTATGCCCGCAGGACGCCCAACCCAGTATGATCCCAAGTATGCCGAGCAAGCCTACGTGGCATGCGCAGAGATGGGGGCGTCTGATCTCAAGCTGGCTAAATTGTTTGGGGTGTCAAAAGCTACGATCACAAATTGGAAACGGGATCATGATGAATTTTTAGCCTCCATAAAAAAAGGCCGGGAAGAATGGGACAATGCGGAAATCGAGAAGTCCCTGGGCGTAAGGGCCAGGGGATACAAGTTTACTGAGACCACCAAAGAGGCCAGGACTGACCCCGAAACAGGCGAGACCAAACTTGTGACCACCAAGAAGGTCACAAAGCAGGTCCCCCCTGACACAACCGCTTGCATCTATTGGCTCAACAATCGCCAGCCAGACCGGTGGCGAAATGTGAAGCAGGTAGAGGTTTCCGGCAAGGACGGAGAGCCCATGCAGCACAACCACGAACATAAATTCGGCCTGACCCCTAAACAGGAGTCAGTGCTGTCAGCTATCTTGGGCGATAACGAACAGTATAAAGGCGACGATGACCAGCAATCGTAAGCGCAGGGAAAAGCTTTATTTTGAGCTATTCCAGGACACGAAGGCCAAAGACGACAGGGAAAATTATATTGCTTCAGCGCGACCCCTGATCCTGAATGATCTCTATTTCCTCTTGGCATACATCTGTGGTCGCGATGACCTCAAGAAAGATTGGCTCTTTGATAGGTGTATGGAGGTTCAGGCAAACCCCAACGGCTATCTGGATTTGTGGTCCAGAGAGCACTACAAGAGCACCATTATCACTTACGGCCTGACTATCCAGGACATTTTGTGGGATCCAGAGATAACCATAGGTCTATTCTCTGTAACCAGGCCAAACTCAAAAAAGTTTCTGTACCAAATCAGAGCGGAGTTGTCGGAAAATGAAGACCTCAAGCTGTGTTTCCCTGACATCCTGTATGACAAGCCATACTCAGAGGCCCCAAGGTGGAGCCTGGATGAAGGACTCATCGTAAAGCGAGAAGGGAATCCAAAAGAGGCCACGATCGAAGGGCATGGCCTGACAGATTCAATGCCGACAGGACGGCATTTTAAGCTGCGCGTGTATGACGATGTTATCACCGAAAAGCACGTCACAAACCCAGAGATGATTCAGAAAGCAACAGAAAACTGGGAGTTGTCACTGAACCTGGGGAGCGCGCAACCGACCAAGAGATACGCGCCAAAGGTGGATCTGGAGCGCTATGCAGGCACCAGGTACCATTTTAATGATCCATATAAGACGATTATGGATCGCAAGGTAGCCAAGGTCCGTTTGTATCCAGGCACAGCAGACGGAACAGTTGATGGAGATCCAGTGCTATGGACTCCAGAGTTCATGGCCAAAAAGAGGCGCAGCATGGGCAGTTACACATTTTCATGCCAGATACTCCAGAACCCAATAGCTGATTCAGCGCAAGGTTTCAAAGTGGAGTGGCTGAACTACTGGAAAGCCCAGCAATATTCCAACCTCAATCTCTATCTACTCTGTGATCCTGCCAGCGAAAAGAAAAAACATTCCGACTATACCGCCATGGCCGTCCTGGGCCTGGGGCCGGACAAAAACACTTACGTTGTCACCATGGTCCGGGACAGGATGAACCTGACCGAGCGGGCCAGGATGCTCATGTACCTGCACAGGGAGTACAGCCCCATAGCCGTGGGTTATGAGAAATACGGAAAGGATAGTGATATTGAGCACATAGAGACCGTGCAGGCTCAGCAGAACTACCGCTTTGGGATCATCCCCCTGGGCGGCACGATGAAGAAAGAAGACCGGATACGGCGATTGATTCCGGACTGCGAGCAGGGACGGTTCTATCTGCCGTCACAGTGCATCCAGCGCAACTGGGAAGGCCAGCAAGAGGATCTGACCAAGGTGTTCGTTAATGATGAATACGAGCCATTCCCCGTGGGCCTGCATGACGACCTGATTGATTGCATATCCAGGATCAAGGACGAAGACCTGGGGGCAGTCTATCCCAAATTAAAGAAACCTTCCCGCAAGCTACGGCGGCGGGACGCGAGGGTGGTTTAATGCAAGATGCTTGTACCGAGTTTATGCAAAGATGCAACGCTTATTATCGTGGCATTACCGAAGGACAACAGATTGTAAGGTCAGATGAAGATGAAAAATTAAAAGAGCTATACGAGGGGCGATGCTGCAAGCATTGCGGGCAGATATTTATGCCCTCATACCAACACCCCAACGCGCAATGCTGCCTTGGATGCAGGCAGAGGAAATTGAGCAATTTCCAGAGAAGGGCTCATGTAAAGCAGGCGGTTTCAAAAGCAGAGCCTGAATATACCTGCATTCCAAAACAGCTAGGATATTTTGACGAAAAAGAAGAGCGGGAGAGGATGCAAAGGGAGATGTACTAATGGCCGAAGTAGCAGCAAAGATAGGACACGACCCGGACGGCAAGCCAGCTCTGGTGCTGTACCGCAAGATCGAGCCGGAAGGACGCCGGTGCTACATCAAGCTCAATGATGCCTGGATGTTTAGCGAGGATCACAACCCGCAGTTTGAGGCCCACATCCAGCAGGTGACTGAGGTGGCCTACGAGTATTTAGGCATGGGGGTCCTGGCCACCAGCCGAAAGGCCAGGGCTCAACGCATGGCTGAGATAGCCACCTTGATCGAAAACCGCATTGACGACCTGATCAACTGTCCGCCCACGGAGGTGGATACGGGCAAGGTGGTCCAGGATGCCACGTTCAGGATTGGGGAGCAGGAGATACAGGGCGGGATTACGGACAGGGGTTACGTCCATGTATGAGTGTCGTTTGGTTGGTGGCCCTGCTGATGGGCAAGTGATGGAGATCAGCAAACCGTTTCCTACTATCGAGGTTCCTGTGATGCCTGAGATCCACATACTCCCAATGTCCGAGGATCCACCCCGGGCAATAGAGTATGAGAGCCACATCTACGAGCTCAACACCGATTTCAGGGCCATGATCCATAGTAGCCTGCTCCGTCATGGAGATATCCTGTATTACAGACATAAAGAGCAATAGAAGACATGCCTGAATGCGAATTGGTCAATGGCCCTCTCAAAGGGAAGAGAATGCAGATCGAATCTGCAAGCCTTGTCCTGACAGTGCCGGGAAATACGCCCAACTCCCCAGCTTACACGTATAAGCTCCTTGGCATACAGATACGGGGTAACATCGCCCTCTATAAATTTGTTGAGTGATAAATATGCCTGCAATCGAGAATTACCGCACCACTCCAGCACATGATCCGGTCAAGCCGGTCATGTCTGAAAAGGACCTCCAGGACCTGGAGAATAAGAGCCAGAAGGGCAAGAACAAGCTGGACTCCGAAGAGTACCAGAATCGTCTGTCCAAGGTGAAAGAGTGGTGGCGGCAGGCAAGCGGGGCTATGGCTGACAGCCGGCGCGAACAGCTTGAGGACCACGAATACTACGACAACATCCAGTGGACAGACGAAGAGATTGAAGAGCTCAAGGAACGCGGCCAGGAGCCGGTGGTATTCAATCAAATTGCCACGGCTGTGGATTGGATCCTGGGCTCAGAACGGCGCAACCGCGTTGATTGGCACGTACTGCCAAGGACCAAAGACGACTCGCAGGGAGCAGAGGCCAAGTCAAAACTACTCAAGTACATAAGTGATGTGAACCGGATACCTGAGAAGCGAAGCCTGGCGTTTGAGGACGCGGTAAAGGGCGGCGTGGGCTGGATCGAGGTCGGGGTACGCAGTAATGCGACCAGGGAACCGATATTTGTCGACGTCGAGGACTGGCGCAATATCTGGTACGACCCGCTGGCCAGAAAGCAGGATCTGTCCGATGCCCGGTATCTGTTTCGTTCCAAGTGGGTGGATTTGGACGTGGCCATGACCATGTTTCCGGAAAGAGCCCACCGCATTAAGACGGCCGCATACAGCGGCCAGACATATTTTGACGAACAGCAGGGCGAGGATCCGCAGGTCACCAGTGATGATGTGCAGGACCTGGAGAGCGAGGTCTCAGAGCTCAATCATGCTGACAACCTCAATGCTAGGTCCCGGGTGCAGCTCATAGAGTGCTGGTATCGGGTGCCTGCCCGGGTGCAGGTCATGCGTGGCCAGGCTCTGGGCGTGTTGGACGGCGAAGAGTACGACTCGGACGATCCGGACATTGCCCTGCTCATTGATGCCGGGCATGCCAGCGTGGTGGATGCAGTCCGCATGCAGGTACGGTGCATGATCTACACCGGTGACGTAGTGCTCCAGGATCAGCCCTCACCATACCGGCACAACCGGTTCCCATTCATCCCGATCTGGGCATACCGGCGCAAGAAAGACGGTACGCCGTATGGGCCTATCCGTAGGGCCAAGTCACCCCAAAACGACCTGAACAAGCGCAGGTCCAAGGCCCTATTCATTCTCTCCACCAACAAGATTGTGGCTGATGAGGATGCCACGGACGACTGGGAAGAGCTCCAGGAAGAGGCGGCCAGGCCGGACGGCGTGATAAAGAAAAAACGCGGGACAGAGCTGGAGATATTCAACGAGACCGCCCTGGCCGATGCCCACACCCAGCTCATGGACCAGGACGCCATGTATATCATGGATGCAAGCGGGGTGACGAATGAGAACCTGGGGCGGGACACGAACGCGCAGTCCGGCAAGGCCATTGAGAAAAAGCAAGACCAGGGCATGACCACCACAAACCGGTTGTTCGACAACCACCGGCAGGCGTTCCAGTTGCTGGGCGAGATCCTGATAAGCCTCATTGAGCAGTATTATTCAGAGCAGAAACAGATCCGGATTACCGGGCACAAGGGCAAGCCCGAATGGCTGGAGGTCAACGAGCCCCAACCGGACGGCAGCATTGTCAATGACATCACAGCTTCCAAAGCGGATTTCATCGTGTCTGAGGACGATTACAACGAAAGTCTCAGGCAATCCATGTTTGAGACCCTGAGCGAGATGGTCACCAAGATCGACCCGCAGATAGGCATGCAGTTGTTGGATCTGGTGATGGATCTCTCTGACCTGCCTGGCAAGGAAGAAATCGTCAATCGCATACGCGAGATCACTGGCATGGATGATCCATATGCAGATCCGGATGACCCCGAGGCCATGAAGAGGAAGCAGGCCAGGGAGCAGGCCAAGGCCGAGCAACAGGAGCTTGAACGGCAAAAAGCCATTGCTGAAGTTGAGCAGGCCAAGGCGGACGTTGAGAAGGCCAGGGCTGAAACACAGGGCGCATTGCACGAGGCGGAGAAGACCCGCTATGAAGCTATCATGGAGCTGGCCAAGATTGATACTGAAAGGGCCAAGCAGGAAGCCACCAGGGCTGGAATCAGCTTTGACGAAATGAAGCTCAAGATTGAGAAGGCCAAGGCCCTGCATGAGATCCGAAACTCTGACGAAGAGGTGACGGAAGGCGGCAGCAAGGAGCCCACAACATCCAAGGCTTCCAAGAAGCACAGTGGCCAAGGGCCGTACCGGGAAAGGGGCATGGCTTCAAACAATAAGAGTAATCGGGACTAGGAGTAGGGCATGCAGACATTCTTTATAGATCGTGACCCGGGGCAACAAACATCATACGCAATCCCGCAGTCCGATGAGATTCATGTAGCTGCGCTCACGGCAGAGACTGAGGGCGAGGTGACTGTGCCGGAGGGTGCGAGGCTGGTGGTGTTTTCAGCTACGGACGACTTTTATTGTCGGTTTGATGCGGATGCAGAGATCAGTGTGCCGAGTGCGGCCGTCACGGATGGGTCGGGACCGGAGTTGAATCCCGGTGTGCGGCTGTGTGATGGTGTGACCACGATCAGTCTGGTTGCTCCACGCGCCTGCAATGTAACCCTGTCATTCTATTCGTAGGATATGACTATGCAAAATCCATATTTATCTAAAGCCCACCACTCCCGTTACACCGACTCCGAGGCGGTGAGTGCAGCCGGTCTCCTGCCTGTTATGCCTACCCACTACTCTCGTGATGGCAGACCCAGTAATGCAGGCGACACCGGAGCGGACAGAGCCACATGGACATCCCCTGCTCGCATCCTGCTCGACATCGGCGGCAGCATGTACCAACTGTCCAATCAGCAGACGCTGGATCTTAACGTGGCCGGGAATTGGGACGATGTGTCCGGTACGGATTGGACCGTGGCGGCGAACCGGGCGGGAAAAGATTTCTACGTTTATGCCTGCCAGCCCGCGACAGGATCAGTGCCTGACCTTATCCTGTCTGCCAATGCTTTAATCCCTGACGCTATACCTAGCGGGGAAACTCCCACTGTAGATAATACCCGTAAAATATCGGGATTCCATTGCCTCTGTGAGGATGTGGGCA